CCCAAGCCATGCAGAGGGGCGGGTATTTTATGACAGCACCCGTGACAGCCTAGCATATTATAATTCAAACAGCGCCATGACCATTCATGCGGGTCAAGATACTGTTTTGCGCGTTTATAATAACACTGGTTCGAGCATTGCTGCGGGTTCAGCGGTATATCTCACTGGGGAAACTGGCGCGGTTCCCACGATTGCAAAAGCAACGGCATCAGGAACGATTGACCAAGCTTATGCAATCGGGGTTTTGCCGACAGCTATCGCAGATAGCGCTTATGGGTTTGCGGTTACTGGTGGAATTGTTTTCTTCGATACGAGCCATCTTACAGCGGGCGAGCGTGTCCATGTGGGAACAACGGCGGGATCAACGCAAGTTGATGCTCCTAGCTATCCAAATTTTGCAACAGACCTTGGGCTTTGCTTGCTCGCTTCTTCCTCGAATGGATGCGTTTATATTGAGGTAGAACATCAGGCTTTCGAGGTTTTGCGCGTAACGGGCAACAGCCATTTCGGCGCAGACGTTACGGTTGCAGGGGATTTGACGGTTCTTGGAACCCAAACCGTTGCTGACAGTAATAATATCGCTATCTCTGGCGCGTTTAATTATTTAAATCGTGGTGATAGCATCGGAGACACCAACACAGGTTTCTCAGGAACTGGATTAGATGATGGCGTATATACTGGTCATTATACGGGAACAGCTTCTAATAAGGTTTACTACGTTCAGATTGATAGTTCTCATGGAAGCGATGACACTTTTAAATGGTCAAACGATAACTTCACAACAACGGTTGCGGCAAACGTTGCGATAACGGGAAACGATCAGGCTCTTTCAGATGGAATTAGCATCAAATTTAACGCCGCAAGCGGCCATACGGTTGGCGATAAGTGGACGGGAACGGCAAATCCTACCAACGTTGACACAGGTGTATTTTCAAACCGCAATACAGGAACGAGCGGCGTAGGCTTTACTCATGTAGGTTGGTTCTTCGATGTATCAGACGGGCAGTTTAAGTTTCTTAGCGCCTATGCACCAAATCCAAGCGGCACTATTGATCTTACTGATAGCTCAGTCGTTTATGCCACCATTAAGGCTGGAACCTTTGTCGGCGCTTTAACGGGGGCGGTAACTGGAAATGTCACCGGAAACTTAACTGGCGATGTTAGTGGATCTGTCACTGGAAACGTTACGGGAAATTTGACTGGCAACGTGACGGGCGATGTCACAGGTGATTTAACTGGCGCGGTCACAGGGAACGTCACAGGAAATTTATCTGGAAATGTCACATCAACAGGAAGCAATAGTTTCGGCACTGTTGCACTTGGGGATTGGACAATAACAGAAGATGGCAATGGCAAGCTTTCGTTTGCACATAGCGGCACGGTCAAGATGACGGTGGATGATACGGGAACAATCGCAGTAGCGAATGACGTTCTTACGGACGAAACATTCTAAGCTAGTAGCGGAGCGCGAAGATGGCTGTAAAAATTCAAGGAACGGTTGTTATTGATGACAGCCGCAACGTGGTCAACGTAGTCAATGTAGACGGGCGCGATGTTTCCGCAGATGGAACAAAGCTCGACACCGTTGAAACCAATGCAGATGTCACAGATGGCACTAATGTCGGCGCAGCGCTCACAGGATACACCACAGAGACATCAATCGCTTCTGGCGACATAATCCCCGTGTATGATACTTCCGCGACTGCATGGCGCAAGGCAACGATTTCAGACGCTATTGCAGCGGGTCCAAAGGGCCAGAAGGGTCAAACTGGTGTCACAGGGGCCAAGGGGCAGAAAGGCGAGATCGGAGCCACAGGAAGCACTGGTTCCACAGGGTCAACTGGACCAAAAGGGCAGAAGGGCCAACAGGGCATCCAAGGCATCCAAGGCATTACGGGAAACACAGGGGCAACAGGACCAGCGGGATCAAATGGGTCTAACGGGGCCAAAGGTCAAAAGGGTGAAATCGGGGCTACTGGCCCAACTGGATCGTCTGGCTCGAATGGTTCCAAGGGTCAGAAGGGTGAAGTTGGTTCTCAGGGTATTCAAGGAGCCACAGGCCCGACAGGACCAATAGGATCAAAAGGTCAAAAGGGTGAGGTCGGAAATACTGGACCCACTGGGAACACAGGCGGCACTGGACCTACTGGACCGAAAGGACAAAAAGGGCAGACAGGCACCACGGGTGCAACAGGTCCGCAAGGTGGAACTGGCCCAACGGGGTCGACAGGATTAACAGGGCCGACTGGACCTACGGGAGCGGGCGGTGGAACAGGGCCAACAGGGGCAAAGGGTCAAAAGGGTCAGACGGGGAACACGGGCGGCACGGGAGGCCAAGGACAAAAAGGTCAAAAAGGCGAGGTTGGAAACACCGGCTCGACTGGCCCGACTGGCCCGACTGGTGCTCGAGGACCAACCGGACCTACTGGACCAACGGGACAAAAAGGGCAAAAGGGACAGACTGGCGGCACCGGCCCGACTGGTGCGCGTGGACCTACTGGTGGAACTGGACCAACGGGACAAAAAGGCCAGAAAGGACAGACAGGTAACACTGGACCCACAGGCGGCGGTGGACCGACAGGTCAAAAAGGTCAAAAAGGTCAAAAAGGGCAAACAGGCGGCACAGGTGGGACTGGACCCACTGGTCAAAAAGGACAAAAAGGACAGACGGGTTCCACTGGGCCTACTGGTGCGCGAGGCCCAACTGGGCCTACTGGTGCGCGAGGACCGACAGGGCCAACGGGTCCAACAGGGCCAAGCGGAAGCCCCGCTTTCAGCACAAACTTTCAAAGTTTTCATCTGACGAATAATAATTCATCAGGAGTAGCGCTTTCGCACAATCAAAATGCTGCGGGGCGGTATCTTATTACCCAGATGAACAATGGTAATTCTGTTGGTTATTCATCTGCTCCCTACGGGAATAACATAGAGGGCGGGTATCAAATATTTGATAGCGGGGCAAATAACCCGCACTTTTGGGACAATGGTAACAATGTGTTTAGGTGGATATCGTCAAATAACAATAACGCTCCCTTGAACAATAACTCAACGAGCTTGTTAAATGTTATAAAAAATACATGGATTATTTCCACAAACGGGTCTTGGAATATAGCCCCAAGAGGATATAGAATAAAAACTGTAATAGTTAGGATATCATAAAATATTAAGCGGGAGGGCTTAGTTATTTTTAAAAGTAAAAACAAAGTTGAGTTTATCTCAACACTTGGTCACATGTTGCCTGAAGTTGAGCAGTCAAAAAATTTTCTGCCCAATTGGTTCAAGGGATTAAAGCCTACTATTCCAAGAACAAAGGTTCATGATAGCATTTTTTATGAGGATGTACTTACTGTTAAAAAATGCATACCTTTTTTAGAAAGCATGTCTGCGGGTTACACAATACCACTATGGAGCGACCTAAAGGTTGAAAAATTGCCGACCTTAATCTTCAGGTCACATGATGGGCAAATTCTCAACCAGCAGGAGGTCTTCCTTAGAAAAAGCGAAAGTCCTAAAGACTTTATAGGTAAAGTTCTTTCTGGTCATATTATTGACGCAGTTGAGGTTGGGGATGTTAAATTTAATTTATACCATCCCAGTCTCGCAAATATTAAGATCGAAACCCACCTTAAATCGCAGGTTGGGCTTGAGGGGCGATTTAAGCATGTAGACCAGATCTTTAAACTACTATCCCCTTGGTCAGTAAAGACATCAAAAGGCTACTCTTGTTTTTTTAAAAATCCGTCTAATGATTTTTCCAGCCCGATAACCTTGTTTGAAGGGATCGTTGACACAGACAATTACGGCAACCCAATTTCTTTCCCATGCTTCGTGTCTGATCTAAATGTTGAGGAATGTATTATAAAGGCCGGAACCCCGATCTGCCAAGTTTTCCCCTTTAAGCGAGAAAGCTATGAATTAACAGTTTCTTATTCTGTAAGTCAAGAAGCTCCTCACAATACATTTTTTAGTTTTTCAGATTATTACAGGAAAAATAATTGGCATAGACGCAAGAGGGGTAAGGATCTTGACACATGAGGATTAATTGGCAGATGTGGTCAGGGGGTTTATCGCAAACAGATATATCAACAATCTTGAGCGAAGCGTCAAAGCTTAATACACAGGCGGCCACTACTTTTAACAATTCGGACACGAGCGTAAGGTCAAGTGATGTTGCTTGGCTTAGTGGCAATAATGCGGTTCAAGATATTCTTTGGAAATATGTTAAAACTGCGAATGAAAATGTCTTTGGTTTCTCAGTAGAAAACATTTGTGATATTCAATTTACAGAATATCACGCAAGTAAAGGCGGCCATTATGATTGGCACATTGATATAAATTGGGATAGCGATGAGGCGCGAGACAGGAAGTTAAGCGTAACCGTTCAGCTTTCAGATCAAAGCGAATATGAGGGTGGTGGCTTTGAATTTTTAGAATGTGAAAGTCCAGACGCTTCATCTCGCCCAAAGGGAACTGTTTTGATTTTCCCAAGCTATTTGCAGCACAGGGTTTTACCAATAACAAGCGGCACAAGAAAAAGCCTTGTTGCTTGGTTTGAAGGGCCAAGGTGGAAATGATGGATGTTAGAGAGTTTAATTTACTAGGAACACGGGCTTTTCAGATAGATAATTTCTATGACAACGTAGGCTTTATCATGGACATTCTTTTATCTGGACCTACAAATCAGGTCATTACAGAGCATCCTATGCATGGTAAAGAGTTCTATGATTTGCGTCACCATAGAGAGGAACCCGCCCTAAAGAAATATACTGATCAGGTTGTTGGGCTTTTAAACGATACAAGCTTTAGCGTTTATAAGGAGAACGGTGTTGATATTTTAGACACCAATTTCATGCGCTGGAAAAAATCAGACTGGAATAATTACGAAGATAATTTTTGGTTTCCGCATTTAGATAATGGCTGGGTTTGTTTGGTTTACCTCAATGAGGCTGAAACAAATGGCACTAATATTTATGAAGATAAATATGGAAGCATATACAAATATGGCGGGCGCGTAACGCAAGAAGATCGTGACCCTTGGAAGCGCAAGTCTGATTTTGAATTGGTAGATTATCTTGAGCCAAAATTTAACAGGGGCTTTCTGTTTGATGCTTCTAAGGTTCCACATGGCGCTGCGGTAAATGACGAAACATATTTCTTTACAGAAGCACAAAGGGATTATGGAAGGCATAGATTAAATCAGGCTCTATTCTTTTTTCCTTCTTGAGGCCCAGCGGTGGCTATAATTTATCAAATCTCCCTGCACGGCGATGCTTTCGATGCGAGAGGGAAAGATTGGGCGCAAATAATAGCGGAGAGCGGATGTAAGCCCGATATGGGCTGGAAAGATCCGATCCATGATAGAACCCTTCTGGAAGCGGAGTTTGGTTGTTCAGTAAGCCATTTTAGGGTCTGGCAGAAGATTGTCCGCTCTGGTGTTGCTGGGATTGTGCTTGAGGAAGATGCAGTTTTTTCATCTTTTGATGTTTCGGAAATCGACGGACTGTTAAAATCTTATGATAGCGTTTGGTTGGGCCATAGAGAAAACACGCTTGGATATTGGTACAATGCCCACGCTTACGCGATAAGCCCAAAGACTGCTTCTATGTTGTGCGAAGGGTTCGCGGAAAACATTATCCCCGCCGATGAATGGTTGCCCCTTAAACTTAAGAATTATTCCAACTATTTTTATCGCCCCGAACTTGTTAAACAGATACCGAGGTCAATGAGGCCAAGCACCATAGAGAAGGAAGCAAGAATGCAAACGCACGTTTTTACGGTAGGAACCGACGAAAGTAGAATGTGGGCCTTACAGCAATCATCAGAGCGCTTGGGGGTTAAATATACAAATCTTGGATTGGGTGTTGAATGGCGCGGAGGAACCATGCTGCACAAGGGCGGCGGTCAAAAAATAAACTTAATCAGGGAAGGCATAAAAAATCTGCCAGATAAAGACATAGTTTTGTTCGTTGATGGATACGATGTTTTTTTCCTTAGTGGTTTAGATGACATTGTAGAAAGGTTTTTGGGATTTAATAAAAAGGTTGTTTTCGCCGCAGAAAAAAAATGCTGGCCTGATGAAGAATTTTCTATACACTTCCCAGACCCCCCAATGGAAACCCCTTATAAGTTTTTAAACAGTGGAGCCTTTATTGGAACGGTAGAAGGCGTCAAAGATTTCCTTACGCACCCCGTTCAAGATGATGATGATGACCAAGAGGTGTTTCACGGTATATTTTGCCACCAATATATGCGGGGCATAAAAGATAATGAGTTAGACTATGAGGGATACATTTTCCAAACAGATGACGAGAATGTTCAGTTAAGCAATAGCGAAATTTTAAATGGCATGTGCTCTCCTTGCGTATATCATGGAAATGGTGATGTTGAGGCTAAGGCTAGATTTTTAAACTTAGCAACACATTTCGGTTATATTGCAGAAGCGGAAATCGTAGAGGAAGAAAAGCCCAAATCTTTCGCTTATCATGTAACAGACGAATATCAAGAAGTTGCAAAAGACATCCTTATCACGCCGTTATTCACACCAGAATATTGTCAAGAAATAATCCAACGGGCTGATGCGATTGGTGATTGGGGGCCAATGCAGGGCGATAAATTTCCAGCTCAAGAAATCCGTGTCAGAGATCTTGGGCTATGGGATGAAATTGAAGCAATTTGGAAAGATAAGCTTGGAAAAATTGCAGAAAGTAAATGGACACCAATGGCTCATATCGGGCTTCGTGATGCTTTTGTGATGCGGTATTCTATAGATACACAAACAAGCCTTGGGTTCCACACTGACGCTTCTCTTATAACTGGCAGCGTTAAACTTAACGGCGATTATGAAGGGGGCGAATTGGTTTTTCCCCATCAAGATTTTGACAACGCGAATGTTGTTGATGGCGCTTGTTTGCTTTTCCCAAGCGCTGTGACGCATGGTCATAAGGTAAACCCTTTGATTAAGGGCGTTAAGTACAGCTTGACCATGTGGACAAGCCGCTACGAAGGCGATGTGAATGGATAAGTTCTTTGTCGAGATAGGGGCGGCAAATTTCGATACACTGTTGCCCCTTGCTGACGCTGGTTGGGGTGGCATTGTGGTGGAGCCAATTCCAAAGATGGCGATGGAGCTTAGAAAGATTTACGCGGATACAAGCGTCAGGGTTATCCAAGGCGCTGTTTCCGACTTTGATGGCGAGGTCGAAATTGCCGTGGCGCGTGATGATGGCTCTTGGTTAGCTGGGTGTTCTCATATAATTTCAGATACCCATTTAGGATATAAATTGAGCAAAAGCCCAGACAGGAAAGGCGATTTTGAGCAAACCATAAAATCAAAATGCTTTACACTTGAAACGTTACTCGAACAGGTTCCTAGCGTTGATTTACTAAAAATTGATGCAGAAGGTCACGAATTAAATATTTTTTTAAATTATTCCTTCAAAGTTAAGCCAAGGATGATCAAGGTTGAACACAAGCACGTTGATGACAAAATTCTTGCTCGCAAGCTTGCGTTAAATGGCTATTTGGTTTGGACCGAAAAAGATGATATATATGCGATAAGCTAACAGGAGTTTTAAAAATGGCGTTTGGCATCGGCGCGTTTTCCGATCACGGGTTTGGGGATGATGGCGCAACAAAATTTCAGATTTCAAACGTCAATATCACAACGGGAAGCCCGACTGTTCCTGATGCTGATTTCACAGAAAACAATGTTTTCTCAACAGCGGATATAGATCTTGGGCAACCATCCGTTGCTTCTACTTCTTTCAATCAAGGCCAGACACTTACAACGAGCGCGTTAGAGGCGCAGAACCCAGTTCTTGGGTCTGCTACCATGTCAGAGGAAGAAACCTTTACCACTGGAGAACTCACGGGAGCGGCTCCTATCCTTGATACTGCTTCTATTGTTCAAGATCACGATTTCCAACCTCAAACTCTTACGAGCGCGGCTCCCATTCTTGATAATGGGCCAATGTCTGAGGATGAAACATTTGCGGCCTCTAATCTCAACGCGGGTGTTCCTACACTTGGAAATCCTGTTTTTGTTAGGGCAATAGGGATGCCCACCCAAGATTTAGATACGGGCGCTCCTGTTTTGGGTAATCCGACATTCGGACAAACCCATAATATCGTTCAAGGTGAACTTCTGTCTGGGGTTCCAGATGTTTCTGATGCTTCAATGTTTGAAGATGAAAACTTTACAACCATTGAGCTAATAACAGACAGACCTCAAATTCCGCTTGTTGCGCTTGTGGAAAATCATGGCTTCATAACGCTAGATTTAGAAACTGGATCTCCAAGCGTTCCAGCATTGCAGCTTGTAGAGGAAGAAACGTTTACGGCTGGAAATCTTGAAACTGGCGCGGCCTCTGTTTCTTCTACTTCAATAGATCAAGAGCATATCTTTACAACGTCAAATCTTGACACTGGTGCTCCAGATGTTCCCGCGCATGGAATATCCGAAGATGAAACCTTTACGACTTCAAACCTTATCACGCCCGCTGTGGAGATATTTGGCACGACTATTGTTCAAGGTCATAATTTTGCGCCTTTGAATATCGAAGCAACGCCAGAAGTTCCTGATATTTCAATGTCCGAAGAAGAAACCTTCTCGGCAAACTCAATAAGTTCTGGAAGCCCAGATTTAGAAACAGCTTCAATCAATCAAGAGCATCAGTTAGTTCCAGATGATTTAGATGGCGCTTCTCCAGTATTAGATAGCGCGACAATCTTACAAACGCACTTTTTCCTTAATAGCAGTCTCGACACAGATCCACCAGTATTGGGAACTGCAACCGCAGATATAACAAACACATTTGCTCCACCAGATTTATCTGGATCAGCGCCAATAATTGACGCCGCAAATATGTCAGAAGAAGAAACCTTTACAACAGGAGAGTTGATTTCTGGACAGCCAGATTTAGGTTCTGCGCCATTTGTTCAAGATCAAGCATTGATCGCGGATGGGGTTTTGTCTGGATCTCCTGATATTGCTCAATGTCCATTTACGGAAAATAATGTTCTGGTGGCAAATCCGATCATCACTGGAACCCCAACCATACCGACTTTAATCTATGATGCGGCTCTTGGAAGGATTATAGACATTGATCAAGACAGCGCCAGCCGCGCTGAATTATCTGTCACAGGCCCGAACAAAGTTGAAATCGCGGCATAATTTAGGTAGGGTGCAAACATGGCCTTTTACATTAAACAGAACGATACATCCCCAGCATTGCAAGCAACGCTCAAGGATAGCAACGACACCGCGATTGATCTTAGCAATTCGTCGATCCAATTTCATATGCGAAAAATTGGTTCTACCACTGCAAAAATTGATCGGGCAGCTACCATATCTGACGCAGATAATGGCATCGTTTATTATAGTTGGCAGTCGGGTGATACTGATACGATAGGATCTTTTGAGGCTGAGTTCCAAGTAACTTTTGCAGGCGGCGAAATAGAAACCTTCCCAAATAATAGATATATTCAAATAGAGATTACAAATGAAATCTCTTGATACAAAAATGAGTGCGAGTGTTGATGGTTTGACTAAGGCAGAGCTTTTGCTTCTAATTAATGAAGCTGCGGAACATGGTGCAAAGAAGGCTTTGAGGGAGGTTGGATTGCAAGATGAAAACGCAATTCATGATATAAAAGAACTAAGGAACTTGCTTGATAGTTGGCGAGATACTAGGCGTTCAATAGCGTCTACGGTGATAAAAATTATTACTGTAGCAGTTTTGGGGTTCATTGCAGTAGCAGTTTGGACTGAATTTAAAGGCAAGCTGTAACGCTTAGAAGGGCTTTCGGCTTTGGTGCAAGCTGATGCTTTGTGGTTTAACGTATGTTTTCTTTGGTATGTATCCCTTTGGGGTGATGTATAAGTCGTGTGAATATAGATGCCCGCCCCCAAGCTTTTACTATCACTATCCCAAAAAAATAAAAACAATCCCAGAAGCGCGTTGCCCGAAATTTGTTATTGTGGGGCGTGATACGTGATTGATCCATTTACGGCGCTTGCGGCTGTGAAATCTGCGGTCTCAGCGGGCAAGGAACTGGTCAATGTGACCAAGCAAATCGGAGAATTTTTCGATGGTGTGGATGATTTACGCGCCGCACATGAAAAAAAGAAAAACAGCCTTTTTTCTGGTTCAGATGAAAACGCTATGGAAACTTTTGTTAATTTGCAGAGGGCCAAAGATGCAGAGGAGGAGCTTCGTCAGATCGTAATCGCAACCAGAGGGTTTAGCGCATGGGGTGAATTGCAAGCTATACGGGTGCAAGCAAGGAAGGATCGTAAGGCTAAGGCAGAAGCGGAAAGAAAGCGCAAAGCGAAGGTCTTTGAAAGAATAATAATTTATGGCGGCGCAAGTATTATTGTAACGATTATGCTTGGAATAACGATCGTAATCATTCTGGCAAAACAAGGGCGTCTTTGATGGCTGACGG